CCTATTTGATGGCTTCGACGAAACCAACAAACAGACGCCTGAAAAATCGTATGAAATTTTGAGGAAAAAACGCTCTATTCTGCGCCCGCAAAAAGGGCGCTTCTCAGGATATTGCCTTTGAATCTGTGAAAGGGGGAGTTCGAATCCCTTCAAACCGTGGGGAACTCCGAAAATATCCATTGGAAAAATGGCGAAATTTTAGAAATACAAAAAGCCACACCCCTTGGTACTCTAAGCGTTTCGCTTAAAATATCCAGATTGGTGTGGCTTTTTGGTACACTCAGACTCCCCAAAATCGAACCCTGTCGCTTCTTCGGCGGCGGGGTTCTTTTCTACCCGGAAAGTCTTGGTTTTACAAGAGGTTAGGTTATATGCGGTAGTGATTTTATACCCGTCAGGTTCGTCCCACACTGTAACGGAGTTGACGAGCAAATCAATGAGCCGCCTGCGGAAGTCTTCGTCTTCGATGTTCCCGTATTTGAACTGACTCAACCAGAATACGATTTGGTCACGGTCAATTCGGTAGACGAATTTTTCCTCAGCTTTAATCTCTTTGTTGAGGGTTTTCTTTTCATGTTCGAGCTGGACAAGGCGGTTCATCAATGTCTCAGAAGCAATACCCTTCTCGATAGCGGCGGTGATATTTGTGATTGACTTTTCGACCTCCGTTAACTGAGCGGTCAACTGCGGAATGTGCGTGTCGTTTATTAAATCCTGTTCGCTCTGCCGGATTGCCATGTCTGCGATTTCATCAATGAGCTGATCGGTCAAAAGGTTGAGAGCGTCACGAGCTACTATTCCTTCGATATAATTTTTTTTCAAAGGCCGCTTATCACACCCAAGTTTTCTCTTTTTCGTGTAGCAGGAATAGTAGTGGTAGACCTTGCCATGTCTACCGGCTCCGCTTTCACCGTTCATAGAAGCCCCACAATGACCGCAGAATAGCTTTCCAGACAAGAGGTAATCTACCTTAGCCTTGCCCCTTGCGGGGGCTGTGGCGGTCTTAGAAAGCCGCCGCTGTACCGTTTCAAACAGCTCCTTATCAATGATGGCGGGAATACCATTTTCGATAACAATATCCTTGTAGGTATAAGTGCCGATATAGCGAGTATTACGGAACATGGCCTTAAAGCTGCTGCGGTTGAACTCCGTGTTTTTGGCAGTCTTATATCCGGCAGAGTTAAACTTTCGGCAAATGTCAGCTACGCTTTCGCCGTTGGCGTAAAGAGAGAACGCTTCTTGAACGATGTGGGCGGTGTCAGGGTCAACGACCAGCTTATGATTTTCCACTTTGTATCCGAGGGGGATATGACCACCTATGCTGTGGCACTTCAAGGCAGACTCACGCATACCTCTCGTGACCTTCTGTGACAGCTCGGCAGAGAAAAACTCAGCCATACCCTCTAACACAGATTCCAAGATGATACTCTCAGGGCTGTCGGTGAGGTGTTCTGTGGCGGAGAGGACTTTCACGCCGTTCTTCCGCAGACGCATTTTCATAATCGCACTGTCATTTCGGTTACGAGCAAAACGGTCGAGCTTCCAGACGATAACATATTCCCAATTCTGCTTTGCACTATCCGAAATCATTTCCATGAGGTGAACCCGCTTTTCCACATCTTTACGAGCGGTCGTTGCTCGATCAACATAGATTGCCACAATGCGGTAGTGATTTGCTTTGCAGAAGGTACGGCAGTCACGAAGCTGCCCTTCAATGGATTGGTCACTTTGGCCTGTGGAGCTATACCGAAGGTAGATAGCAACATTTTGATCTCCATTGTAGAGTGTATATGGGTCTTCCTGAAATTGAGAGATTTCTTCCTCTGTCAGGCAGGAGAGGTCGATTGGAAATTTTTTCATGCAAATCTCCTTTTTAACTCCATGACTCTACCGACAAAGCGCAATCGTCCAATTTCAACACCACCAAAAACACGGGGAGGATAGTGTGGATTAAAAGAGCGAAGGGTCACAGTATCTTCATCAATACTGATTTTCTTAACAAATCCTTCTTCGTCATCAACAATGACAACCATAAGAGTATCTGTTTCAGGAGGTGTGTCCTTTTTAACCAGCACTAAATCGTGATCGTCTAAGACTGGCGACATACTATCTCCGTCCACTTGCAACCAGAAACAATCGTCACAGTCATATTCGGGGTCAACCTGTTCATATCCCAATGCTTCTTGCTGAGCGATGACACCTTTTCCTGCGGACGCATGACCGAAAATAGGTCGTTTGCAATTTTTTTCATAAGGTTCTGTGGTCAAACCAACAGAGGACAAGTGAAAGAGAGGGTCGTCAGTTTCGCCTTTCAAATACTCAGCCGTTGTTCCAAGATTGATAGCGAGAGTTTTCAAATCTTCATCTGAAATCATGCGGTCAGGCTTTTTATCTACATCATTCAAATAATACTTGGGACGGTCGATAAGTTTGCAAATATAGGTGACGCTTTTCCCTTGTTGTTTGGCTAAATCTCTAATACGGCTTGTATTCATAAATACCTCCTTCAAAAATATCCTACTTTTTTAGGATTTTCTATTGACAATCCTACAAAGGTAGGATATACTTTGGATTGTGAATAAGAGATTTTGACAACAAAAACCCGACCCCCGAAAGGTTTTCTTTTTTCGGCGGTTGCTGTGGTCAATGGTTTAATTGTCTGGCAAGTAAATTGTACCATTACGCCCACTGGTTGTCAATAAATATTGTTCTCAATTCAAAGAAAGGAGAGGTTTTGTGAAAGAGCGTGAGAAAATTCGCTATCGCCTGAGCATCAATCACCTGTCGTTTGCATGGCTGATTGATATGCTCCGAAAGCGGGGTATTGAAACGAACGGCCCTGTCCTGAGTGCAATTCTCGCAGGGACTCGTAACGGCCCTTCTGTGGACAAGATCATCGCTGAGTCTATCGACATTCTGGACTGGTACGAGCGGCAGATCGGCGGTGTGTCATGAGCGACAGTGCATTTGCCCCGGAAGTGCGAGGACAGGCCAAAGCGTTCAGCTCACTCCTTGCTCGATCTGTCCGAGAGTTTTTCAAGGACGAAGGGAACCGCAAGCAGTTCGAGAGCTGGTACGAGCAGAAGTACGGAACACCGTATCAATGGAAACCTATGGTTTGGAGGAACAGATAATGAGAAAGGTATTTGGAGTATTGGCATTTCTCTCGTTTTTCTACCTGTTGGGTGTGGTTGGTGCGGTAGAGCAAGACACGATGGCTCTCGGTACAGGCATGGTGCGTATGGGTATCGGCCTTGGCTGCTTCTGGTTGTTCTGTGAGCTGTCTGGTGCGTTTTATCCCGCCCCGCCGAGAAAAAGAAAGAGCCGCTGACGGAACTGGTACTTCCATCAACGGCAAGCGTAAAAGCTCAATCTGATTATATCAGAACCTATCATTTTGTAAAGGAGAACTTTATGAATAGCACGATTGCGAAACTCGCAGACGAGTTCGAGAAGATGGAGAAAACCATCGCTTCTCAGAAGAAGATGATCGAAACCCTTATGCCTACGGGCTATGTGGATACCGATACCGTCAAACTTCACCTTAATTCTGTGTATGGTGTCATGTTCGGCAGTCGCCCCTCCCTGAAGCGCTATAAGCTGGAAGACTGTTCTTGGGACGAGATCAATATGTATTCTTCCATCGGCCTTGCTGACAAGGTGTTCGAGGTCGGTGACACCAAGAAATTCCGTCTGGCTGATGGCTCTTACCTGACTGCCCGTATCATCGGGTTCAACCATGACTACGCTGAGGACGGCAGTCTGACCCACATCACCTTTGAAACCGTTGAAACCCTTGACGGTGACATTCCCATGAATGAGAAGTCTACCAACGAGGGCGGCTGGGACGCTTCCTACCTCCGTGCCAAGCTCAACGGCAACTTCTTCGAGAAGCAGCTTCCTGCTGATCTGAAAGCGGTCATCAAGCCCGTGGTGAAGATCACCGCAAAGAGCGGTAAGAACGAAATGCTGGTTCCTTCCGTTGACAAGCTGTTCGTTCTTTCTGAGCAGGAGGTCTTCGGTCGCAAGATTTATTCCTGCGGCGGTGAGGGTAAGTGGTACGAGTGGTACAAGCGAGAGAACACGCCCTACGGCAAGTGCAAGCAGAATGGTGAGAGGGATTGGAGATGGGAGCGTTCTCCTCTTTCCGGCTCCATCGACTACTTCTGTGGTGTGAACGGCAACGGCAACGCCATCGCTGGCAGCGCCAGCAGCTCCTATGGCGTGTCCTTCGGCTTCTGCATTTGATCGGGTATCTCGTAAATCCCGCCCCGTCAGGGGCGGTGAAAGGAGTGAAAACATGAATGTCAATCGCAAGGTTGGCACTGGCTTTGAAAGAGACTTATGCCTGAGTCTGTCGGGTTGTGGCTTTTGGGCGCACAATCTCGCTCAGAACAGTCAAGGTCAGCCGTTCGATGTGATTGCGGCTCGAAACGGTGTCAGCTATCCCATTGACTGTAAGGATTGTTCCAAGAACATTTTCAAGATGGAGCGTATCGAAGAAAACCAGTTTTCCGCTATGTCCCTTTGGGAAGAAACGGGAAACGGAGAGGGTTGGTTCGCTCTCCGAATGATGAACGGCGCTGTCTACTTCCTGTCCTTCACGGTGATACGAAACCTGTTCTTGATGAAGACCGTCCTTTCTGCGTCTGAAATCAAACAGTTCGGTATCACACTCGGAGAGTGGGTGTCCCAATGCAAGTAACTGTTGGCAATCAGCTCCGAATTGAAAACCCGTCTGAGCAGTTGCTCGCATGGTGCAAGAAGCAGCTTATTCTTCCCAATCCTGAGTACGCCAAGAAAGTTCGTATGCACTTTTGGGTCGGCAACACCCCTGAGAAGTTGTACCTGTTCCAATGGGATGGTGACACACTGGTTCTTCCCTACGGGTGCTTGAACGATGTGCTGGCGATGGACGATTGCCACATGAAGGTCAATCTTCCCACGCCGACCGAGGTAGACTTCGGTTGCACCATTCCGCTTTATGACTACCAAGTGGAAGCCAAGGAAGCCCTGATAACTGCCTACTACGGTATTCTTCAAGCCCCTGCGGGGTGCGGTAAGACACAGATCGGAATTGCTGTTGCGGCAGATACAGGTCGAAGGACACTCTGGTTGACCCATACACGGGATTTGCTCGTACAGAGCAAAAGCCGAGCGGAGCAGTACATGAGTCCTTCTCTGACTGGCACGATCACCGAAGGTAGGGTTCAAATCGGTAAAGCAATCACTTTCGCAACGGTACAGACCATGTGCAACCTCGATCTGAGCCAGTACCGTGATGTTTGGGATTGTATCATCGTGGACGAGTGTCACCGTGTAGCCGGAACCCCAACCGCTATGACGCAGTTCTCAAAGGTGCTGAACGCTCTGGCAGCTCGGCACAAGTACGGTCTGTCCGCTACGGTTCACAGGGCAGACGGTATGATTGCCGCCACCTACGCTCTGCTGGGTGGGATTGCCTATCAGGTGCCGGAGGAAGCGGTGAAAGACAAGATTATGACCGTCAGCGTTCTACCTCGTGCTACCCATCAAGGACTCAGCCGTGAGTTCTTGGACACGGACGGTACGATCATCTATGCCAAGTTGGTCAATTTCCTCGCTGACCGTTATCCCCGAAATGACTTGATTGTCGCTGACCTCGTAGCAAACCGAGATCACTACAATCTCATTCTCTCTGATCGGCTGACGCATTTGGAAACCCTGATGAACCGTCTTCCGCTCGATCTGAGAAAACAGGCGGTCATGATTGATGGGAAGATGACCACGAAGAAAGCCAAGGCTCTCCGAGAGCAGGCCATTGAGGAAATGCGGCAGGGGCGTAAGCGGTATCTGTTCGCCACTTACTCTCTGGCAAAGGAGGGTTTGGATATTCCCCGGCTCGACCGGTTGTACCTGACTACGCCGCAGAAAGACTACGCTGTGATAACTCAGAGCATTGGTCGTATCGCTCGTACCTTCGAGGGAAAGGGTGAGCCTATTGCCTACGATTATGTAGACGATGGTATCCAGTACCTCGTGAGAAGTTACAAGAAGCGGTGTACCACTTACCGGAAAGCGGGGTGCAAGTTCATTGACGGAGAGAACTGATATAAAGGTTCTCGTTGCCTGCGAGGAAAGTCAAGCCGTCTGCATTGCATTTCGGCGCTTGGGGTATGAAGCCTACTCCTGTGACATTCAAGAGTGTTCAGGAGGACACTCGGAATGGCATATTAAGGCAGATGCCCTATTGTTACTCGGACGGTATCTGGTTTTCAAAACCGAAGATGGAAAAGCTCATTATGTTGAGCGGTGGGATTTGATAATTGCTCACCCGCCTTGCACTTTCATGAGTAATGCTGGAGCGTGTCGAATGTATCCTCGTAAGGGTCAAATTGATAAAGCTCGATTTCAAAAGGCGATGGAAGCCAAAGCGTTTTTCCTTCGATTTCTAAATGCTGACTGTGATCGAGTGGCTATTGAGAACCCCCGCCCTCTCAAAATCGTTGAATTGCCAAAAGAAGATCAGCGAATACAGCCCTATCAATTTGGCGACCCGTGGAGTAAACTCACCTATCTTTGGCTGAAAAATCTTCCGCCGTTGGTTTACACCAATGTTCTTGCAGAATGGAAGCCCTTTGTTCCTGCCGGAACAGGCCGCAAGGCGGGGGGGGACAGCTACGGAGCAAGGATACCTCACAATTCCAAAGCCCGTTCAAAAACATTCCCCGGTATTGCGGACGCTATGGCGCAACAGTGGGGCGCAGTATTAGGAGGTGATACCGCTGAACCTTGAACCTTTCATTTTCGACTGCGAGGTGTTTGCCTACGACTGGCTGTTTGTGTTCAAACACAAAGCAACCGGCGAGTACACAGTCATTCACAATGACAATGACGCAATCTGGCAGTTTCTTCGAGAACAACCGCTTCTCTGTGGGTTCAACAATAAGGCGTATGACAATTTCATTCTGAAAGCTGTTGCGGCTGATTGTACGCCGCAGGAAGTAAAAGCCTTGAGTGACTACCTTATTGATGGCGGACAGGGCTGGCAGCACCCTCTTATGCGGGACAATCCCGTATTCGTGACCTCGTTTGATATTCGTGACGATATGTACGAGGGTCTTTCGCTGAAAGCCTGCGAGGGTCATTTAGGAATGTCGGTGGTCGAAAGCTCTGTGCCGTTTGACCTTGACCGTCCTCTGACTGATGAAGAACTGGACGAAACGATTTTTTACTGCAAGCACGATGTTGACGCTACCGAGAAATTGGTAGACCTCAGACAATCGTATTTGCAGACAAAGATCAATCTCGGTCGCAGAGTGGGTATCTCGGACGAAAAAGCCCTGTCTTGCACCAATGCCAAGCTAACCGCACTTATGCTGAACGCAAGGCGTAGAGAGTGGAATGATGGTCGAGATTATGTCTATCCTCCAAGGTTAGATGTGTCCATTATCCCGCAAGAGATTTTGGATTTCTTCGACACCATTCACGACAAGTCAATCCCTGACGAAGTTCTTTTTAAAACCGCTCTGACCTACAAGTTTGGCGATTTCCCTTGCCGGTATGCGTGGGGTGGCGTTCATGGCTCAGTTAAAGGGTATCACGGCAAATCCACGGCGAAGCGGGTTATCCAAAACCGAGATGTTTCTTCGCTGTACCCCTCGCTGTTGGAATTGTTCCAGTATCTTTCCCGGAATGTACCTGACCCTCATGTGTTCTACAACATTCGCAAGGAACGCATACAGGCAAAGCATGACGGTAATGACCAGTTGGCGAAGGACTTGAAGCTCCCGCTCAACACTGTGTCGGGGGCGCAGGAGAACCGCTACAACGACCTCTACGACCCGTTGAAAACCCGTTCCATGCGAATATCGGGACAGCTTTTCCTGACAATGCTGCTTGTCCAGTTGCTTCAAGCGTGTAAGTCAATCGTCCTGCTGAACTTCAACACGGACGGTCTAATGTACGAGATTGACGCTGACGAGGTTCCCATTGTGGATAGCGTCTGTGCGGCGTGGGAGCAAACCACGGGGTTTGAATTGGAATTGGACGAGATTGACGAGGTTTGGATTAAAGATGTCAATAATCTCATTCTCCGAAAGACCAATGGCAAGGTCAAGTCAGTTGGCTCGTATGTTAGCTACGGCGCAACCTCGAAGGGTGCATGGCAGATCAATAATTCGATGGTCATTGTCAAGAAAGCCCTGATTGACTATTTCACGAAAGGCGTTTCTGTTCGAGAAACAATCATGAATAGCACTGACATTATGGATTTCCAGATCATCGCAAAAGCAGGTTCTTCCTATGACGGTGTTGTTCAGAAGATAGGCAATCGTGAGGTACAAGTTCAGAGAGTCAACCGTGTGTACGCCGTAGACCCGTTCAAAGATCGCCAATGGTTCGGTACGCTTTATGCGCTGCAAGGCGAAAGCTACAAGAAAATTGGCAACATCCCCGATCATTGTCTGGTAGACAACGACAACCATCTATCCCTTGATGAAATTGACCGAGAGTGGTATATCGCTACAACCGAAAAGAGAATTATGGACTTTCTCGGAGAGAAACGGCGAAGAAATACCCGCAGAGTCAATTCTATCAAGAAAAAATTATTAGAAATGTTGGAGGTATAAATATGGCTACTACTAAGAAAGCCGCTGAGACTGCGGCGGTGGATTATTCCACCATGAATGTGTTCCAGAAGTTACAGCTTGCCCGTGTACGCTTCCTCGAAGCTGGCGTGGACAAGAGCGGCAAGCACATGAAGCTCGAATATAAGTATTTCGAACTGGCGGACATTGTTCCCAAGGCCGAGCAGATTTTCCTTGAAATTGGTCTGATGATGGTTCCGTCCATGTACGGCGACAAGGCGACCGCTCGTGTCTACAATGTCGATGACCGTGAGGACTTCATTGATTTTGTTGCGCCGTACACCCCCATCGCCCCCATCGTGTCCAACGCTGGCAATCAGGTCACAAACGAAATGCAGGCGACCGGCAGCTCCATCACCTACATTCGCCGCTACCTGTGGCAGCTCGTTTTGGACATTGTGGAGCATGACAGTATCGACAGCGGAGAGTTTGACACAACCCCCACCCCCGCTCCCGCCGTCACAAAGAAGCCCCCTGTGACCACTGAACAGCGTCAGGAGATCAAGAAGGAACTGACCGGCGCTCCTGCTGGTGCGGCTACCGAGGAACAGGTCGGTACGCTGAAAAGCCTGCTGAAAAAGCTCATGGATATTGACGCAGAGCAGGAACAGTTCGTGCAGACCATCGCCATGAAGACCGAAGGTTTCTCCAAGATCGAAGCCGACAAGTGTGACGCTCTGATCGAGGGCGTAAACAATATGCTGGCTGGCTACGAAATGAAAACGGCGAAGGAGGGCTAAGGCATGATTGAAATTGATTGCCGTAAGTGCGTCAATGCAGACTTGGAAGCGGATTGCTGTAAGCTCTACGGTAACAACCCTGATACTGCCGTTCGGGAATGTGCCGCTGACGAATTTGTGAATTATAAGGAGGTAAACAAAAATGGAATGGCTTGACGGCAACAAAATCCAGATTATCCCTCCCAAGCGTCCGAAGAAGCTGACCGGCACTCGCTTTGCTACTATCCTCGGTCTGAACCCGTGGTCTACGCCGTTCGAGATTTGGTGTGAAGTGACCCGTACCTATCAGAAGCCGTTCGAGGACACCATCTACACCATCGCTGGTAAGACCATCGAACCTAAGCAGGCCGAGTACATGAAGCAGACCTACTTCATGAGCAATCTGGTCACGCCGACCGATCTGTGGGGTAAGGACTACTTCAATAAGACCTACGGCGACTTCTTCAAGGAAAGCCCCATTCTCGGTGGTATGTGGGACTACTTGCTCTACGGCAAAGATGGTAAGCCCACCACCGTCCTTGAAATGAAGACCTCCAAGCGTGTCGAGGACTGGAAGGACGATATTCCTGAGTATTACGCTTTGCAGGCGGCGTTGTACGCCTACCTTCTCGGTGTGGACGATGTTATCATGGTCGCTTCCTTCCTCGAACCCAAGGACTACGATGACCCTGAGAAGTTCGTGTGCAGCGGTGAGAACACCATCACCCGTCCCTTCAAGGTGTCCGAGCGGTATCCCGACTTCGAGAAGAAGTATGTGAAGCCTGCCCTGAAATGGTGGAAGGACTTCGTTGAGAGTGGCATTTCTCCCGCCTTTGACGAGCGCAAGGACGCTGAAATCCTGAAAGCCCTCCGCACCAACAACCTGTCCCCCGAAACCGACATGGCGGCGCTGGTCAAGGAAGCCGAAGACCTGAAAGACACCATGGAACGGATTTTGGCTCATGAAGGTATCCCGGACATGGAAAAGCGGTACAAGGTTGTGACTGACATGATTAAGAAAGCCGCAATCGCTCAGTTCCGTGACGGTGACAAGAAGGTGTCTATCGCTGGCTCTGCCTATAATTGGGAAGTCAGCCGTACTTCCACCACGAAGATCGACAAGGACGCTATGAAAGCGGACGGTATTCTGGCGAAGTACACGACCACCGAGGACAGCTACCGTATTTCCCCGAAAGCCTTGAAAGAAGGTGCGTGAAGTGGCACAGAGTATGCAGAGATTGAGCAAAGATGATTTGCTCAAACTTCTCGACCAGTATGTCGATGACGATTTTGTTGGAGTTTTGTTCACAGCAGCTCGTGATATTCACTCCGACCAGTCCACCATCTTCGTATTCTATGACAAAGTAACGGAGGTTTAATTATGAAATTTTCCAAGTTCGTGAAGTCCCTCGCCCCTGATGGCGGCGCTATCTATGAGTACATGGACGAACGATGGCTTGCTTCCCCGTCCGTACTTATGCTCATTCCCGATGGTATCCGCAGCGTGACCGGATACAGCAACGAGAAAATGCCTGACGGGATTGGTCGCCTGATTTCTCAGGTTGGTTGCACCGAGTACGCCACGCTGGTCAAGGCGGTAATGCCTGAGCCGGACGGTGCAATCAAGGATTGTGTCCGTATCTTCGCCACGCAGGACAGCACCATGACCCTCCCCGTCACTAACGATGACTGGTCGCTGATCGAGAAGTCTGACTTCTGCGAAATCCTGTATGCTTACGATCTGGACAGCGACAAGAGCGTACCGAAAGCCCTGCTGGTCAAGCAGTACGCCAAGTACCCCGATGATGAAGACCAGTTGGTTGGTATCATCTTCCCCTGCGAGTACACAGAACAGCTCAATTTCTACACCATGAAGGAGGACAAAAACAATGGCTAAAATCGGACTTACCGAGGGTTTTACCCTCATTCCCGAAGGTACTCATGTCTTTCAGATTACCGATGTGAAGTACAAGGAAGACTTCGGCAAGCTGGAAATCTATATGCAGACGCAGAACGGCTCCAAGCACATCGAACGCTTCTCCCTGCTGAAATCCGATGGCTCTCCCAACGAGGGTGCCTACAACGCTTTCAGCTACTTCGCCAAGACTGCGCTCGGCAACTTCGACCTGACCGAGATCGACCACACCGACCTGATTGGTCACTTCATCGAGTGCGATGTGGAACATGATGTTCAGGAGAACAAGAAGAAGCCCGGACAGAGCATTACCTTCGTCCGTTTGGCCGATAAGCGCCCCTCTGAGGGCTGGGGCGGCGCTGGCAATACGGTTACTACCCCCGCCGCTAAAACCGCTCCTGCGGCTTCTCAGACCGCTCCTAAGACCCCGTTGGATTTGGCAGCTCTCCTTGGCTGATACCGAGTGCGAGGGAGGGCTAATTTGAAAGGTTCTCCCTCGCCAATGGTATGTTGAAAACTATGTTGAAAGTGAGGATAAGCTACAATGGCAGAAGCCTATATTTGTTCGCTCTCCAAGGTTCAGCGCCACGCTGAAATCTGCAAAGAGATTAACAATCTCTATGAGCGTAAGAACCATGACTACGGTGACAGCTTTCACCAGACCTTCGTTGAAGAAGGAATGGCGATGGCTCGTATTCGGTTGGGTGATAAGTTCAGCCGCTTCAAAACTCTCTCCCGTGGCGGTGAACAGAAGGTCAATGACGAGTCTATCCGAGACACCCTGATTGACCTCGCTAACTACGCCATTATGACGGTGGTGGAAATGGAGGTCGCTGACGATGACACTGAATGATTATCAGAAAGCCGCCGAGCGTACTTCCGGCGACCTGACTTCATGGGATAAGGTTCGCAACGGCTGTTACGGTCTGAACGGCGAAGCCGGAGAGTGCATTGACATTCTGAAAAAGACCGAGTTTCAGGGTCATGCTTTCGACCCGATGAAGATGGTTGACGAGCTGGGCGATGTTCTCTGGTATGTCGCACAGTTGGCGACCGGCTTGGGTGTGACCCTCGAATATGTGGCACAGCACAATGTCGATAAGCTGCTGGCTCGTTACCCTGACGGGTTCGACAGCGAAAAAAGTATTCACAGAAAGGAGTACGAAAATGCCTGACTGCTTCTCCAAGTCCGAAGTGACCGATTTTCTGAACTTCATGAAGTTGCCTGACGGAACCTCTGTTGTTTCCGATGACATGATGGAGTACCTGACGGCTTACGGCTTCTTTACCGCCCCTGCTTCCACCAAGTACCACGGCAATTACGAGGGCGGTCTTCTGGAACACTCCTACATGGTCACGAAGTTCCTCCTGACGCTGACTCAGGATAATCACCTGATTTGGCGCAAGGCTCGTTCTCCTTTCATCGTGGGTATGTTCCATGACCTGTGTAAGATCGACCAGTACCGCCACCCGGTAGCAGGCCACATTGAAGAATTTAATGGTGGACGTACACCAATCTATGACAAACAGGCGTGGGAGTACAACCCCGACACCCTTCTGAAAGGTCACGGCGATAAGTCCGTCATGCTTCTCTCTCAGTTCTACACACTGACTGATGAAGAAATCATGTGTATCCGCTACCACATGGGCGCTTTCACCGACAAGTCTGAGTGGAACGATTACACCAGAGCAGTCAGTCAGTACCCGAATGTACTGTGGACGCACCAAGCCGATATGCTGGCAAGCCATGTTGCGGGGGTGTGAAGTATGTATATCCCAACGGTTTCTTTCGATTTCGATGGCGTAATTCATTCCTACCGAAGCGGCTGGAAGGGTGCTGCCGTTATCCCCGACCCTCCCGTAGAAGGAATTAAAGAGGTCATTGAACAACTCATAAGAGATGGTTTATGTGTAGTCATCTGTTCTTCTCGTGCGGAGTCCTTTGAGGGACAGACGGCGATTGCTGAATGGCTGAAACACTACGGGTTTCCAACGGTACAAATTCAAGCGAGAAAAGTTCCTTCCATCGTTCATGTCGATGACCGCACAATTTGTTTCAATGGTAGAGCCGACAAGCTCTACGAGCAGATTGTCAATTTCAAACCTTGGTATGAAAGGGAGTCTGAAAGTGAAAATCATTGAACCTTTTGTGGAGCTTATCAACGCTCCCGATTATAAGACCCTTCTGACCACCATCGAAGCCGCAGGGCGCACTTGCTATAAGTCCGAGGGTAAAATCACGGACGGAAGCTCGGTCTGTCCTTCCGAACAGCTTAAAAACCGAGGTGGTCATGACCGCTGATCTCAGAGAATGGCGGCATTTCTGCCGTATGCGTTGTCCCGTAGCGGCTCACCCCGATATGCGGGTCGTTGCCAATATGCTCCTGACCCTGCTGAAACAGACCTATCCCGTCTTCTTCGAGGACATTGAGGTATGAGGATTAAGAAAGCTGGCGGCAAGGTGTTCGGTGCGGTCTTAACTGCCGCCGAGAAGAAAGCGATGGACATGGAAATCAATCGTCAGATTGTGGAAGCCGACAGGCGCTACGCCGATGACATTGACGCTATGGTGCTTTACACCCTCCATGTTCACCTTGGTTTCGGCAAGAAGCGCCTGCGGAAATTTTATGACGCTTTCTCCGCCGAGCATGACCGCCTTATCCAGTATTATCAAATGCCGGACGATTACACATGGCTCTGCAAAGAAATGTTGAAGCGTATCGGCGTTGATGTTGAAGCGTGGAACAAAGAAAGGAAAGAACCCGATGAAACTGAAAAGCATTGACGGCAAAGTGCCGTATATCATGGCTGCTGGAAAGGACTTCGTGAAAGATGAAATGTCGCTGGCGGCGGCAGAGCATATTTGTTCCCGTGGAACACAGACCGCCAGCAAGCTCTTTCCCAATTTCCCCATCTGCGTAGATGACAAGTTCTATTTTGCTGGAACCTCGACAAAGCCCAAGTCCAGCAAGTCTAAGACCCCTTGCGAGGGCTGAGATTTTCAATCTTCCTGTGGTTCGTCACCATTGTCGCAGTCCTTTGTCTGAAATTACCCACGGTTGAGGTCGAAAAACCTTCTCCCGTTGTCGAGGTGGTAGAGGTAGTCACCCCGGAGCCAGAGCCGGAGGTGGCACCTCAGCCGTGGACAGACGAGGAAGTGATTGTACTGGCGAAAATGCTATGGGGAGAAGCCAGAGGAGTCAACTCTGACGCTGAGAAAGCTGCTTGTGTGTGGTGTGCGCTTAACCGTGTCGATCATGGCTACGGCGACATTATAACGGTCGTGACTACACCCAAACAATTTGTAGGGTACAACGAGGAAAACTCGGTCGATGATGGCTTGATTACTCTTTGTATAGATGTGCTGACTCGCTGGTATGCAGAAAGAGAAGGTCAGGTTGAGGTCGGTCGTGTCCTCCCTGCGGATTACCTGTGGTTCTCTGGCGATGGCAAGAGAAATCACTTCCGCAACGCCTACCGTGGCGGTGATAGATGGGATTGGTCTTTACCGAGTCCGTATGAAAGCTGAGGTAAGCCTATGAGCTATTTGAATATACCCGCTGAACTCCGAGAGGAAAAGGCATGGGTCAATGTATGGGAAGGGTCAAAGGTTCCTATGCAGGCCACCGTGAGAAAGGCGGCTTCTTCCTCTAATCCTAATACATGGTCAAATTACATTGACGCTGAACACAATGTCCAGCACGGCTACTATGACGGTCTTGGCTATGTGTTTCACGATACAGGGGTCGTAGGTATCGACATTGACGATGGCTTTACTGATGGGCTTCTAAACCCGCTGGCGGCTGATATTATCGGTCGTTGCCACTCCTACACGGAAAAGTCCAGAAGCGGGAGAGGGGTTCACATTCTCGTTCGTGGTGAGCTGCCCTTCAAGGGCAAGAACAACCGTGCCGCCGTGGAGATTTACAAGAGCAATCGGTACTTCATCATGACCGGCGAGGTTTTGATCTTCTCCGAGATCGTTGAAAACCAGTCAGCGATTAACTATGTGATCGAGAAGTATTTTCCCGACACACCGAAGGAAAGTAGCTCAGGTACGGTCGCCCCTCAGCGTATCTATTCTCCCATCTATCGCCGCCCTGAAAACGGCAAGCTGCATTTGAAGCCTGAATACCCGCCTATCACACCGGGAAGCCGGAACCTCAGCCTGACTTCTCTGGCGGGTCAGCTCCATAACCAAGGATACACCAAAGCAGAGATTTACAAAGAGCTGTTGTACGCCAATCAACAGGCTTGCAAGCCGCCGCTCCCTCAGTCCGAGGTCGAGTTGATTGTTAACAGCGTGACCAGATACAGGAAGTAATTATGAAACCTTATCAGCGTGGCGATGTTGTTGTCATTGATGTTCCCATGCTTGCCAACAGTCATATTCAGGCCGGTAAGCGTCCGTGGGTGGTTGTGCAAAACAATGTCGGCAATCAGTTTTCTTCCACCAGCATTGTCGTTCCCCTGACCACTAAAATCAAGCGACTGGAAATGCCGACCCATGTGGCGGTCACTTGGGGTTCTTTACAGCCGAGCATGGTTGAATGTGAACAGGTGCGTGTCGTAGATATATCCGATGACTGGGAGTACATCTGCACTCTGCCGCCTGAGATCATGCGTCATGCGGACACCGCTTTGAAGAACGCTTTCTTCTATGGGAGGGGGGAGGTATAAATAATGACAAAACTCGAATATGACAGTTTGCAGATGGCGTTATCTGCCCTACTTGATAAAGAGCGGATATATCGCAAGCGTATAAGCGGTAGTGAACAAGACGGTTATAAGATGGGTGTCCGAGCTTGTAAAAGCGCACTTTCCAACTTTAACCCAAACAGAAAAGACAAGAGGGGTGAAATCCATGAGTGATGAAGTTATGACAGCTCCCGAAGAACAGGCTCTTTTCCAGCTCTCTAACGGTCGCTACATCATGGACGAAGCTCAGTCCCGTGTGATGTTTCAGATTAAGGAAGCACAGCCTGAGCATAGCCATCCGATCAGCGGTACGGGGTATTCGTGGGACGAGTCCGGCATGGCGGAGCTGTTTTCCGAGTGCTACAAGAATGATACCCGCTACTGCCCCGAAGCGAAAAGCTGGTTCACCTACTCCGAGGGGGCATGGCGTAAGGATACAGGTTCTCTTCTGGTAGCGGAGAAAATCAAAGAGTTCTGCCGCCTGATGGCTCTCTACTGCGGCGAGATTGCCAATGAAGAACGCCGCACCGAGTACATGAAGTTCATCGTGAAGATGGGCGACCGGCGCTTCCGTGACCGGCTGATGAAGGACGCTGCCAGTGTGCTTCCTATCGCTTCGGCGGAGTTTGACGCAAACCCCTACCTTATCAACTGCAAGAACGGCACTTTCGACCTCGAAAAAATGGAGTTCCGGGAACATGACTGGAAAGACTTCCTGACTATGCAGACCAACTTCAACTACACCTTGCAGGACGCACGGTGCCGCCGCTGGGAGAAGTTTGTTGCGGAAGTCACTTGTAATGACGAAGACAAGGCTGATTATCTTCAAAAGGCGCTGGGGTACTCCATGCTGGGTATGGCGAACGAGGAATGTATGTTCATTCTCCACGGCAAGACCACTCGCAACGGTAAGTCCACCATGCTCTCGGCAATTCACCACCTTCTCGGTGACTATGCGTCCGTGTCCCCCGTGTCGATCATCTGCAAGGCGGAGCGCTCGAAGAACGCCGAAGCAGCGAACCCCATGCTGGCTTCCCTGAAAGGCAAGCGGTTCGTCACGATGGCAGAGAGCAACCAGTATGGCAAGCTGGACGAAGAAACGATCAAGCAGCTCACAGGCGGCGAGGAAATCAAGGCTCGGAACCTCTATGAGACTGCCACGACCTTCCTGCCGCAGTTCACCCTTTGGCTTTCCTGTAACGATCTTCCCACCGTCAGCGATAAGTCCCTGTTCGCTTCCGACCGTGTACGGGTCATTGAGTTTAACCGCCACTTCACCGAAGCGGAGCAGGACAAGAACCTGAAAAATGAGTTCCAGACACAGGAAGCTATGCAGGGCATTTTCGCTTGGCTGGTCGCCGGATACTTCAAGTACAAGCGGTTCGGTCTGAAAATGTCCCCCGCCATGCGGAAGGTAGTCAACCAGTACGAGCGTGACAACGATCTGTGCTTGCAGTTCCTCGAAGAACGCTGTGAGCAAGCTGAGGGGGTCAACACCCGCTCGAAGTCTCTGTTTGACGCATACAAGATTTGGTGCAAGTCCAACGGGTACTTTGCCTGTTCTGCTAAGCGGTTCAATGCCGACATGGAAACGCACCCTGAGTGGCACGGCGGCAAGGTCGTGTATCAGGGCTACCCCGTCTACAAGAACCTCAGACTGAAAGGAGCGTCCTAATGAACCGTTCATGCAATTCTATCCTCTGCCGCTTCGGTATCCACACAGCAGACCCGTATGTTCATATTCAGGTCAAGTGTCGTAATGGTTCTCACCGCTGGCAGAGCAATTATGAAATCTGTAAGCGGTGCGGCAAACGCCTGAGAAAAATCCGCATTGTAAAGGAGCGTCCGTGATGAAAATTACTCTTGATATTCCCGATGGCATTATTGCGGGGTTCTTCAATGGTGTAGAGGTCACGGCTCACGGTATGCAGTTGGTGTCCTATCAACTCAGCACTGACGATCTGAAAGATGGTAACACCGTAAAACTCCCTCGTGAACAGGAGGTGACAGTATGATTGCCACCAATGAAGAACTCGCCCTGCTGGAAAAGTGGAAGCGAAAACTCTGCTTGCAGGAGTGGCGGATAAAGCTATTGACCCACCTTCACCCCGAAGAAATGATGGTGCGTAATACCACAGGCTGTACCGAGTGGTCAGAAGCAATTAAGACCGCTCGTATTGAGATCATTAACCCCGCCTGCTATGGCGACCGCATTGTGCCGTTCAACTTTGAAAAGACGCTGGTACATGAGCTGCTACACCTGAAACTCTCCTTCTGGTGTCAGAACGAAGATGATGTTGGGGATAGAGTCATGCACCAGATGATTGACGATCTCGCAAGAGCTTTGACGGAAGGTGGCAGCGATGAAGACTGAATACTGCCCCGATTATGTGGGCGTTGCCTGCGTTGATGGCACTTGGCCTGTTGCCAACTATGAAGAATATGCCGAGCGGTGTATGCCTGTCATTTCCAGTTGCCGGAACTGCTTCTATTATAAGGGCTGTGAAGACTGTGCAATCTCTGACGATTGCGACCGAATGGAGGATAAACATGAGTAAAAAGTGTGTATGTGGCAATGAAATGACTCGTGAAGACTGGAAGCACGAGTGGGTCTGTCATCGTTGCGGACGAAAGCGGCCTATCCCACTACCCCCGATGTTCACCGTCTTCATGTGCCGTAAATGCGAACACCTTCTGTATGTCGAGGAAGACGAGGACTTTCCTCAGAAGCTCGGAAAAATCGCCGCAAAATCCTGTCCCTGTTGCGGCGAACAGGAAGAAGGTCTGTGGAGACTTCTCGGTCGAGCGGAAGGGTTCGAGGGAACCGTGTTCACGGAGGAAAGCGATGAAGACTGAGAAAAAGAACCTCCGCCGTATTTCTATCGTAGTCACGGCACAGACCAAGGGCAACCTTGAACGGCTGGCGGCGGTCTGCGGGTATTCAGAGATCGGTCGAGTGGTTGACAAACTCACCCGTGAGAAGATGATCGCCCTCCATGACTTTGAAAGAAAGGAGAAGCACTATGAATGATGTAATGGAGCAAATCAAAACGCTTTCTGCCACCTTGGACGAGGAAACCACCCGCTTTCACCCTACCGGCAGACTGCTGTTGCTGGGTTCCTACGAGAGTGTATTTCTGAAAGCGGTCAAGCGCAAGGCCGATCTGTTAGGTATTGACTGTGACCTCACTCAATACCCCTGCCCTCCGTACAAGGCCGTGGTAGTGGACAGAGAAACCGTCCCGTCTGACATTAAGCTCACCGCCGAGGTTGACATTGACCACTCCTACTCACGGGGAATGTCATCGGTATCTCAGGCGACTTTGGCGCTCCTGCTGGCATTGGACTTGGTTCACGCTAAGGACATTACCATTGTAGGCCGGGGTCACGCCGTTCAGAACTTGGCAAAGTACCTCACCCTCGGTAACGCAACTGTGACGGTGGCGCACTCCAAAACCAAGAGTCTTTTGCAAGCCATGATGAACCGTGATGTGGTGATCTACGCCACGCCGACTATCACGAAGGACATTTCCTACAACACTCGTGATCTGGTCATCGACCTCGGCAATAGTGTTCCTCACCCTGACCGCTTCAACTGTCCTTATGTGAACAGGATCGGTCAGCTCACCGTGAGCGTGTTGCTTAACCGCTTTGCGAGAAAGGAGCATAGGACATGAGTGACATTCTGACAACTATCGCCGCCGTTGAATGGATTGTTGTAGGCTGTCTATTCCTCTGGCGACTGCGCCACTGGAACCGCCGCTTTTCGGAACTCTATGACGAGCTGCGAAAGGAGATCGACCGTGAATAAGGAAGACGCTCACATTGTCATAGCGATGGCAAATCATAACATGAATGTCACCGATGTTGCTCGTGCTATTTTCACACACAGAAACACGGTTCTCTATCACTTGAACAAGGTGAAGCAGCAGACCGGGTTAGACCCTCGACGGTTCTATGATTTGGTCGAGCTGGTGAAGATAGCTCAGGAGGTGTTGGAAAGTGGGTCTTGATATTACGGTCATGGAACGCAAAGATGTCCGCTGCCCTCATTGTGGTGAGGTCGTCAATACGGTAGATGTTGCCAGCACCGACAGCGGCGGTAGTCTTTGGTACGACTTTCTGGAAAAGCTCGGCTACTATGTTCCTTATGAGAAGCGAACCAAGGAGAATAACTGGTATGGTAAGGACATGGTTCTTGACAACGAGCAGGCAAAGCAGCTTGCAGACTACGCCGTGAAGAAAGAGGTCTACAACTGGGACGGCGTGGAGTGGATTGTGACGGAAGCACTCGCCCACGGAAACAAGGTGGTTATCAACGCTGACTGGTAGTTAGGTGATAAAGGTGATAAAGGTGATAAAGGTGAGTGTTTTTGCAAAGACTTTTTTCAAATTGGCGTGTTTTGAAAAATTGTTTTTCGTATTTTAGGTGAGTTAGGTGAGTAATCAGGCATAAATGCCTATAACTCTCTCTTATACGCGCGTATATAGAAATAGTTATAGGGAAATGCACCCGATTACTCACCTTTATCACCTTGGCGACTTTGAAAGGAGAAAACGACTATGGCAGATGAAATTGTAGAAAAGCGTGGTCGTGGCAGACCAAAGGGTACTGGTGGAAATAGCCGTCCCGATAAGACTGTGCAACTCGACCCCGGAGATAACCGGAAATATATCATGCACGATCTGAGAATGTGGGATTGGCCTGCGGTGGATATGACCCGACCGAAAGATGTGTCCGAGCGTATTGGACAGTATTTTCAGATTTGTGCAGAGGACGATATGAAACCCTCTGTTGCTGGCATGGCATTAGCGTTTGGAATTGATAGAAGAACTATGTGGAAGTGGGTTAATGGTATTGATAGTGCCTACATTCCCACCGAAAGCAGGGACACCTTAAAAAAGGCGTATCAATTTTTGAACGCTCAGATGGAAAATTATATGCAGAACGGAAAGATCAATCCGGTCGCCGGTATCTTCCTGATGAAGAACAACATGGGCTATGCGGACAAGCAGGAGGTCGTGTTGACTCCCAACCAACAGCTCGGAGATCAGGTTCCCGCCGAGGACTTGGAGAAGAAGTACCTCGAAGATGTGGTGGGTGCGTCCAGCGACTATGACCCGGAGGACTGAGCGACTTTCACGACTATGGCTTACGACTATGCCGAGTGACTTTGCGACTTTCCTACGACTTTCACGACTTTCGCCCGAACGACTTTACGACTTTCCGGCGAGGGTCTGCGACTTTGACAGAGCTGCCGATCTCCCGCTCCGGGGTCGGCGGCTTTTTCTTTCCCGGCTGATCTGCGGTGGGTTCCACCGGGGCGGCGTGGGCGCTGCCGGGGTTCCGGCCTGATCGGGGCGGCGTTTTTGCCCTTTATAATGTATAGTGCGAAAAAGTGTAGTTTTTCAGACGGTTGCAAGCGTCAATAAAAAACTTGATAAAATATCAATAAAACACTTGACAATCAATAAAACGCTTGATATACTCTAATCATCAATAAGACACTTGATGCCGATTGATGAAGGGAGTTTTGACAATGTTAAGAACAAATAGCAAGAAAGCCGTCGAAAATATCCGGGCGTATATCGTGGATAATTTCACGCCGGAAGGGTACACGGACAACCCGCCGCAGGAGTTCCCCAAGATCGCCGCTTTTATCCTCGACACATTCAGAAGTGAAAAATATAGGTGTCCGCAAGATGTCCGCTATTATCATGGAAATGAAGCCGCTGCTTTTGTTGACTGGTGCGCCGGTCTGCCGTCTGTCCTCGATACCTGTTATTTTTATAACCGTTCTGCGGTTGACGATCTCGGCGCAATCCTCGAAGAAACAGAGCAGGAAAAAGCCCGGTACACCGAACAGCAGGCCGAACAGCTTTTAACAAGCCTGATTTACAGAGAATTACAGAAGGGAGAGCGGAAAGCATGAGAAAGTACAAATTAAAAGAGCTGCGGGAGCTTGTGCGGCTCGGAGTGGCTGAGAATTACACCAATAAGCCGAGCGAATATATTTACACGCTCCGCAGGCTCGAAAAAGTGGGCTATTCTACAGGCGTTTATGGTATCAATGGCGGATTGGTCGAAGATACCGAAACCGGGCAGTTATACGCTATTATTGGGCGTTGCTCTAATCTGTTTATTTTGTTTTAAGGGGGTTATATCATGGTTAAGTATGATAATTGCAAGAATTGCGTGAGCCATTGCGAACACGCCGGAAAAGATCGAGAGTTTATTTGCCCCGGTGGAAAATCTTGCAAGGTGCTTTACACGCCTGAGAGAGTAGCGAAAGCGGCGGCGGATTTTGTAGGGGCTATAAAGCTCATAGCTACCAAGCCGGACAACCTCGACAACCTCGAAAGCTATCTTTCTCACCATTTCCCGGAATGGGTCAGCAGATGGGCAAATAGCCCGGAAGACCTCGCCGCAGAGATGAAGGAATTTGCGAGAATGGAAATATAAAGGCGGTGGAAGCGTGTATATTGTATTGTTAATTCTCCTGCTGCCGGTGCAAATCCTGATTGAAATTTTGAAATTGAATAAGTGAACGCCGCCCCGGTGCTATTCCGGGGCGGTTATTTTTTTGCGCTTTTTCGGTCTGATCGGGGCGGCGTGAATGGGTGACGGGGGCGGGGGATATACCAGCGGCAGCGAGGGCGGGGTAAGCTGAAAAATACCCGTAAAAAATAAAAAGGTCAATTTCAAGAAAACGCTTGACAATAAAACACTTGATATGTATAATAAAGCCGAGGTGATAAACATGAGAGGTCGAGAAATCCTGAAAGAGATCATGGCTTCCAAGTCTCTTTCCAACGCTGAACTCGCAAAAAGGCTCAATGTCTCTAACGCTACCATTTGGGAACGCTTGAATAACAAAAACGTCAAGGACATTCCTGTGTCCCTGCTGACCACCATGCTCAGAGCGATGGATTACAAGGTCATCGTTGTTCCTGCCAATACCCGTCTGCCGGACGGTGGATACGAGGTGGAGTGAACCATGAAATACTTCCTTGGTCGTGTGTCCAGCAAGGAACAGAACCTTGCTCGGCAGCTCAAGGTCGCTCGTGAGAAGTTCGATATTCCTGACGAGAATGTGTACTGCGACAAGATCACGGGAAGCAGCTTCGACCGTCCTCAGTACAATGCTCTAAAAGCCATTGTGCAGGAAGGTGATGAAGTCATTGTTAAGGAGTTCGACCGCTTTGGGCGCAACAAGGACGAAATGAAGCGAGAACTGGAATGGTTCAAGCAGAAGGGCGTGATTGTCCGTATCCTCGACATTCCGACCACGCTGATTGACTTCAAAGACCAGACATGGGTGCTGGAAATGGTCAACAACATTCTGATTGAAGTCCTTGGTGCTGTTGCCGAGCAGGAGCGCAAGAAAACCAAGCAGCGGCAGGCTGAGGGTATCGCCGCTATGCCGGTTGTCGATGGCAAGCGGGTGTCGGTGAAGACCGGCAGAGGGTTCGGCAGACCCGCTTCCGAAATTGATGACGAGCAGTTTGAAAAACTCGCTCAAAAACAAAAAGACGGTCTTATGACCGTGGCGGACTGCTGCCGGGAACTCGGCATTAGTCGGTCTACATGGTATGACCGGTCGAGAAAGGTTGGTTGATAATGGCGTACTATCAGTTTTCATTACCCATGACTACCAGCGAAAGCTATCAGCTTATCAAAAGAGTCTGTGAACACTCTTGTACTGTTAAACAGGAGTGTCCGAATGAGAGCATTGAGGTTCGGACAAAGTTTCGCATGGGGAAGGGTTCTCTCCCGTTTGTGTTTTATCTGAGGGAACTGGAAGACGGAACTGAAATCATGGTCAGCTCGGATAACGCAACACTTACGGGCGCTTTAGTGGCGATGAATGGAAATAAACCAGAAAGCGTTTGGGATTTGCCGGACAAAGAATGGAGCGATCTCATTGAGGATTTCCGAAAGGAATATCCTGCTTTCCCCTTGCAAGTTGGAAAGCCTGTTCCGGTTGCCGCTGAGCCTTGTGATGATGGCATGGGGCAGGAGTCAATTAGCCGGGGCAAAAATGTATCTCTCGGTAGAGCGGCAGTTGGCGGTCTGATGTTTGGCAGCGCCGGTGCCGTGGTAGGAGGTTTTAGCGGCATCAAAAAGGCCACGAGCCAATCCCGAAACATCTTTTCTGCTACCGTTCTTTTCAGGGTGCTTTACAGCAACGGAAGGTTGATTGAGAGAACGGTCAAGAAAAACAGTAGGGAATTTGCCGAGCTGATGGCAAAATCAAGATAAGACTTCCGTAAAGACGGAAGGACAGCCGAGGGGCTATCTCAAAAGAGGTAGTCCCTCTTTTTATCTGGAAAGGAAATGCACATGAATTATGAAAAACTCTCCGGCTCTATCCGAGCCGTGATCGACCGCCGACCGGGAGATAACGGGGCGTACAGTGACCTTTTTTCTCTATGCCGGGAGTGGGAAACCGAGGATTTCTCGGCGGCACATGAGGTAAACAAGGAACTGCTGGCACTTTCCGCCGATCAGGTAGTCCGTGGCGGCGGGGCGAAGTTCTATGAACAGTGGCGGCGGTGTCTTCTCTTTGAAGCGCCCCATGATTTTGACTCCTTCATGACCTACATTGAACTCGACCGCAAGCCGGAAAAGCGGTTCTATGCCCCCCGGAAACACTATCTCAGACCGATGGTACAGGGGTTTCAAGATGTTTTGGACGGGAAGTTGCGTCTTTTGACGATCTCCATGCCGAAACGAGCGGGAAAGTCTCAAACGGGTATCAATTTTGTGAATATGCTCTCCGGGAAGTTCCCTGACCGCTCGACCCTGATGGAAGGGACAGGCGATGACCTTGTAAAGAGCTTCTACAATGGTTGTCTGGAATACCTGACAGTCCCTAACGAGTATCTGTTCTACGATGTATTCCCGGACGCACGGCTGATACAGACCAACGCTGACTCAAAAACGATAAATCTGAAAAGCAAGTCCCGTTTCCCAACCATCATGTGTCGTTCCATTGACGCTCGACAGGTGGGCTTGTCCGAAGCCACCAATGTCCTCTACCTCGATGACTGTGTGGAGGGTCGTGAGGAAGCGAAGAACCGCCAGCGGCTTGATGACAAGTGGGAAGTGATCTCCGGCGATATTATGGGTCGTGCCATTGAAGGTACGCCGATGGTCTTCACCGGCACTCGCTATTCCCTGTATGACCCCATCGGTCGTGTGCAGGAACACGCACAGCGGGAGGGCTGGGCTTGGAGAGCGATTGAGATACCCGCTCTCGATCTTGTGACGGACGAGAGCAATTATGAGTACGAGCGGGAGGGCAAGAAGGTCTTCACCACGGCTTATTTCCGGGAGCAGAGGGAGCTTCTGAGCGCAGAGCAGTTTGAGAGTGAGTTCCAGCAACAGCCCTTTGAAGCGAAGGGTCTGCTGTTCAACAAGGACGAGCTGAACTACTTCTTTGAGCTGCCGAAAGACCGTGACCCGGATACCATCATCGCCGTTGGCGATACGGCGGAAAGCGGCTCTGACTCGACCTCTATGCCGGTGGCGATGATATACGGCAATGCTGTGTATATCGTTGATGTGGTCTTTGATGACTCCCCTGCTGAGGTGACGAAGCCAGAATGTGCCAAGTGCCTGATCGACAACAGGGTCGCTTCTGCTGTCTTTGAGTCCAACAACGCCGGTCAATATTATGCCAGAGATGTTGACCAGATCATTCGTGAGCGTGGGTACTCTGTTGGTATCCGCACGAAGCGCACGATCTCCAACAAGCAGACCCGTATCGAGTTCGCTTCCGACAACATCAAGAAGAACTTCTACTTCAAGCACCCTTCCACTTACAAGCGGGGCAGTCAGTATTGGAACTTCATGAAGGAAGTGACCACCTACACCCGCTCCGGCAAGGTTCCGCACGATGACGCTCCTGACTCCCTCTCCCTGTTGGAAAACGAAATCCGTATGCTGTCCGGGGGTAAGGTGGAGGTTTTCAAGCGTCCCTACTGAAAGGTTGGTTTTGACAAATGTTGTGGCGAATGGTATGATAAAAGGTTAGTATTGACAACCATTGGAGAGTTTGGTACAATGATAAGAGAGATAATAGGTAGAGGGAAGGAGGTGCTGTAAGTGGGTGCGAGAGCGTTGTTTGGTCGCCGTGTGATCTATACCGATGTTGCCGAAATCAATGCCGGGAACATCATTGATGTTCTGCAAAAGGCTTTGTTCGTCCATCTGCAAAACAGCGCCGACATTGACTATCTCTATCGGTACTATCGTGGAGATCAGCCCGTGCTTTATCGAGAAAAGGAAGTACGGCCTGAAATCTGTAACAAGGTCGTTGAGAACCGAGCCAATGAGATCGTGTCCTTTAAGGTCGGCTATCTGATGGGCGAACCCGTCCAGTATGTGAGCCGAAGCGATGACGAGAGCATTTCCGCTGAGGTCAGCCGCTTGAACGATTATGTTCTCAGCGAGGATAAGCCTGCCAAGGACAAGGAACTGGCGGACTGGTCGCACATTGGCGGTACTTCCTATCGTATGGTGCTTCCTGATGGGGAAGCCGATGTAGAGGAAGACGAAGCTCCTTTCGAGATTTTCACCCTTGACCCCCGCTTCGCTTTTGTGGTCTACTCCACCGCCCTCGGCAATCCCGCCATGATGGGCGTGAAGTATGTGAAGGACGAGAACGGCAATCTGATTTTCAGTTGCTACACCCGTGACCACTACTACGAAGTGGAGAATACTTGGGCGATCATTCGGAGCGAACCTCAGATTTTGGGTATTCCCATCATCGAATACCCGGCGAATAAGGCTCGGCTGGGAGCCTTTGAGATCGTCCTCCCTCTGCTGGACGCTATTAACACCGTGGAGAGCAACCGCCTTGACGGTGTGGAGCAGTTTGTACAGGCGCTCATGCTGTTCCACAATGTTGACATTAACACCGAGGATTTTCGCCAGCTTCGTGACGAGGGTGCAATCAAGTACAAGGACATTGACCCGCAGTTCAAAGCTGAGATCGAGTATCTGACCTCGGAAATGAACCAGACACAGACACAGACCCTCGTGGACAGTATGTATAACACCGTCCTGACGATCTGCGGTATGCCGAACCGCAACGGTGGTTCTTCCACCAGTGATACCGGCTCTGCGGTCATCATGCGTGATGGTTGGTCTGCCGCCGAAGCGAGGGCGAAGGACTCCGAGCTGATGTTCAAGCAGTCTGAGAAGGATTTCTTGAAGCTGGTTCTGCGTATTTGCCGTGACCTGAGCGACCTGACGCTGAAACTCAGCGGTCTGGAAATCCGCTTTACCCGCAGAAATTACGAGAATATCACGGAAAAGGCAAATGTGCTGACTGCTATGCTTGCCAATCCGAAGATCGCCCCGGTTCTGGCCTTTACCCATTGTGGCTTGTTCTCTGACCCGCAGCTTGCGTACCGTATGAGTATGGATTACGCTGAGGAACAGGAGAAAAAGGCCGCTGAACTCGCAACCAAACAGAAGGAGGTTAATCCTGATGGTGGAAACAAGGGAGCTGAAACTGACCCCGGAAGCGGTCAGCAAGATTGAGGAAATCTTAAAGCACCACAATCAGGCGGAAGTCAAGGTGGAGGACAGCTCCATCGTGGTTATTGAGATACGCCGGAAAAAGAAATATTGAGTGGGTCAGGCAAGGGCTTGACTGACAGCCGTGGGGCTACTGATACCGAAAAGGTATTGGTAGCCCTTTTATTTTTCCTTCCAATGCCCTCGGAGTTTTCGGACAGTCCGTGAAAGCTCAGTCTTTTCGGAGATATGAGAAAGGCGAAGACAATAATTTGACCGCCGTAAGGCGTTGAATGGTCAGGGAAGACCTTAATCGCAAACGGGAGACAACCCGTAAAAACGGAAAATAGTGCTGAGTGAACAGCCTTGTTAAACGCAGGAGGTAATCATTATGGCAAAGATCGACACCAGCAAAATCACGGGCTATGCGGAAATGTCTGCGGAAGACAAGCTGAAAGCTCTGGAAGCGTTCGAGTACGAAGACAACGCCGCCGAGCTGGAAAAGCAGAAAGCCGCTGTTTCCAAGGCCAACTCCGAAGCCGCTGAGTGGAAGCGTAAGCACAACGCTCTGTTGGGTGAGGACGAGAAGAAGAAGCAGGAGCAGGAGGAAAAGTTCGCCAACATGGAGAAGGAGCTTTCCGAGCTGCGGGAAGCCAAGCGTGTTTCCGAGTTTAAGGCCAAGTTCATCGCTCAGGGCTATGACGAGGTTCTTGCCGAGGACACCGCAAAGGCGATGGCTGATGGTGATTCTGCCAAGGTGTTTGCCAACCAGCAGAAGTTCCTTGACGAGTATGCAAAACAGGTCAAGGCTGACGCTCTGAAAAAGACCCCCAAGCCCACTTCCGGTGCCGGTGGCGGTACTGGCGAGATGGATTACGCCAAGAAAATCGAGGAAGCACGAACAAACGGTGATTTCGCCGCCGTTGCTTACTACACCCGCCTGCAAGCCGAAGCGGAAGCGCAGGCGAAAAACGAGTAAAGGAGAGTTTTTACTATGGCAGATCAGTTTGCTATGAGTTTCGGGGTACTCAATTACTCCGGTATGCTCTTTAACAAGGGCAACACCCGCACCCCTCTGAGTTCTATCATCGGCGGTCGTGCCAAGACCACGAACCATGTTGAGTTCGTGACCGGTCAGGAGTTCACCTCTGGTGGCGGCGCTCAGCCTGCTATCAGTGAGAGTGCTTCTCTGACCGCCCCTGACGCTACCGTTGTGACCCGTGCGCAGAAGACCAATGTGACTCAGATCTTTCAGGAGTCTGTGGGCATTTCCTACGGGAAGATGTCTAACATGGGTACTCTGAGCGGTATCAATGTGGCGGGTCAGCAGGCCAACCCCATGAATGAGCTGGACTTTCAGGTTGCCGCCAAGATGATGAAGGTCAATGCCGACATTGAGTACACCTTCATTAACGGTGTCTACAACAAGGCCACTGATGACACCAAGATCAACAAGACCCGTGGTCTGGTTCCCGCAATCACTTCCAATACTACGGCGATGGCTTCCAAGCCCCTCGGCCTGTGGGATATTGCCGACATGGTGAAGAAGATTTACGGCGCTCATGCACCCACCGATGGCCTGTGCCTGTGGTGTGACGCTGTGACCATGTTCCAGATCAACGCTGACGCTGTTCAGAACGGTCTGACCGTGGTTCCCGCTGCCCGTAACATCAACGGTATCGCCCTGTCCAGCGTGGTCACGCCCATCGGCGTTGTCTACCTGTATCTTGGCGAGTACCTGCCTGCCGGTACTGCCCTGCTGCTGAACTTGAGCGTTCTGGCTCCCGTTTATCAGCCTGTCCCCGGCAAGGGCAACTTCTTCCTTGAGCCGCTGGCAAAGGTCGGCGCTGGTGAGAAGTATCAGCTCTTTGGTCAGATCGGCCTTGACCACGGCCCTGAGTGGTTCCACGGTAAGTTTACCGGTATCTCTACCGAGTTTACCGCTCCCACTTACAGCCGCAGCGTCTTCATCGCCAATGACGCAAACAACCCTGTGAACACTAAGGCCGTTGCTGGCGGCTAAGAGTGGCGCAGGAGTAAAACAGAGAGTTTAGAAAGGAAAGGTGGAAAGTATGACGGACGCTGAGAAGTTGAAAATGGTGAAAGCCATGACCGGCGAGACAGACGAGGACACGCTTTCCACCTACCTTTCTATCGCCGGAAACAAGGTGTGCCGCAAGGCATACCCCTTTGACCCCACCGTGACCGCTGTTCCTGACCAATACGCTCACATTCAGGTGGAGATCGCCGTGTATCTGCTGAATAAGCGGGGAGCCGAAGGGCAGACCGCTCACAGCGAGAACGGTATCTCCCGCTCCTATGAGGACGGCGATGTGCCGCCTACGCTGCTGAGGGATATTGTTCCCTTTGCCGCTGTGATGGGAGGTTGAGTGCATGAGAACGCTGAACCGCAACAAATCGCCCTTCTGGTATCTGCTGTATGACAGCAAGGCTCCCGCCAAGGACGAGTACGGCAACGAAACCGGCGAGGAACTGGTGGTTTACAAGCCTGCCGTGGCGATGAACGCCAATATCTCGGCGGCGACCGGCTCCGCTCAGGTGGAGCAGTTCGGTAATTTCGCAGGGTACGACAAGGTGATCGTCACCGATGACCTGAGCTGCCCCATTGACGAGAATACCGTGCTGTTCATCGACAAAGAACCGCAGTATGACAAGGACGGGAAGCCGCTCTACGATTACATGGTCAAGCGGGTCGCCAAGTCCCTCAACTCCATTTCCTATGCGGTCAGTAAGGTGACGGTATCGTGAGTCAGACGATCAATGTTCCGCTCTCCGGGAGAGGAATTGAGCGGCTGATACGGGAAACCGAAAACCGGAAGAACCGGCTTCAAGAGCGGACTGCGGTCTTTCTCGACCGGGTGGCGCAGGAGGGCTTAGAGATCGCTTCCGCCAAGTTCGAGCGGGCTGTTTACGATGGCACCAACGATGTTTCCGTGACGGTGGAACCCCGTGGGAACAATGTTCGAGCGGTGGTGGCGACAGGCGGAGCTACCCTGTTCATTGAGTTCGGCACAGGCGTGACCTACCCGGACGATCACCCGGAAGCCGGAGAACTCGGTATGAAGCGTGGCGAATACGGTCAGGGTCACGGCAAGCAGCACTCTTGGGGTTATTACGGCGACCCCGGCACGAACGGAGTGCTGAAAGAAAAGAAGAACGGCGGGTTCGTGGTCATCACCCACGGCAACCCCGCCAATATGCCGATGTACGAAACGGTAAAGGAGCTGCAAGACCGGCTCACGGAGATTGCGAAGGAGGTGTTTTCATGATTGATGTGGAGAGTCAAATCTACACGCCGATTGCGGAAGCACTGAGAGCGCAGTTTCCCGGTATCTTGGTCAGCGGCGAGTATGTCAATGCCCCTACCCGTTTTCCCTATGTGAGTTTGGTGGAGCAGGATAACTACACCACGGAAGCTCACATGGACAGCGGCGATACGGAGAGATTCGCTACGCTGATGTACGAGGTGAATGTCTACTCCGATAAGGCAGGCGGTAAGAAATCCGTTTGCCGAAAAATCATGAGGTTTGTGGACGATCTCATGTACGCCAAGAATTTCCGGCGTATTTCTCTGTCCCCGGTTCCCAATTTGGAGAACGCAACAATCTACCGTCTGGTTGCCCGATACAAGGCTGAAACGGACGGAACCACTCTTTATAGGAGGTAAATGAAATGGCTATTTCCACCTACAAGGTTTTTCTGATGAAGAAAGCAGACACTGGCGAACAGTGGAGCAAGCTGATCGACATTAAGGAGTTTCCTGACCTCGGCGGCGAACCCGAAATGCTGGAAACCACCACCCTGAGCGACAATATGCAGACCTACATCGCCGGTATCCAGTCCCTCGATGGTCTGTCCTTTACCGCCAACTACACACTGGCTGATTTCCAGACCCTCAAGGCTTTGGAAGGCAAGAAGGTCAGCTATGCGGTCTGGTTTGGCGGCACCGAGAGCGATGGCACTGTTACTCCCGATGGCTCTAACGGTAAGTTCTCCTTTGACGGTGAGCTGTCCGTGTATCCCGTGGGCGGCGGCGTGAACGAAGTGGTGAACATGAATATCACCATCGCTCCTTCCACTCCCATCGCTTTCTCCGCAACCTAAGACACTAACAATCGCCGTATTGATAAGGAGGATTTATCATGGCAAAGCAGTTGACAATCAATGACCCTACTACCGGCGTGACCTACACGCTGGAATACACCCGCAAGACCGTTGAAGCAATGGAGAAGAACGGCTTTGTTGCCGCCGATGTGGAGCGCAAGCCTATGACTCTGCTTCCGGCTCTGTTTGCCGGTGCGTTCCTCGCCCATCATCGGTTTGTGAAGCGTGATGTGATCGACAGCATTTACGCTCGTATGAACCACAAGGACGAGCTGATTGCCGCTCTGGTAGAGATGTATAACGACCCCCTGCTGAGTCTGCTGGACGAGCCTGAGCAGGAGGGCAACGAGGGAAACCTGAGCTGGAAGACCGGCTGGTAAGCGACCGATCTTCCAGAAGTGAGGGGGGCGGCGGCGACCATCGCCCCGCTCCCCTTCTCGCTTACACGCCAAAGTTTTATGAGGTTTTCCCGTACTATCTTTCCATCGGCATGACCTATGAGCAGTTTTGGGAACAGGACTGTGAATTGGTGAAGTATTACCGAAAGGCGGCGCAGATCAGGCAAGACCTGAGAAATCAAGACGCTTGGCTTCAAGGGGCTTATTTTTACGAAGCGCTTATTGACGCTGCCCCGGTTCTTCGTGCTTTCGCCAAGAAGGGAACCAAGCCCACGCCGTATCGGGAAAGCCCCTATGAGCTGTTCAGTCGGCAGGATAAGAAACAGCAGAAGCAGCTTCAAGAAAAACACGATGACCAAGCCAAGGCATACATGGAAGCCTTTATGGTGTCGGTCAATAAGAAATTTCAAGAGAAAGGTGGTGGCGTAAGTGGCTGACAATGTGGAAATTCAGGGATTGGAGTTTCAGATCGTCAATGACAGTACGCAGGCGGTCACAGGACTTCAAAACCTGATTAACACGCTCAATCGTTTGAAAACCGCTACCAACGGCGGCGCAACGGGTCTGAGCAAGACCGCTCAGGGTATTCGGGAGCTTTCCAATTCTCTGAAAGGTTTGAACAGCGGTGACGCTTCGCAGAAGATCACCCGGCTTACCAATGCGCTGACCGCTCTGAGTCAGGTTGGGAATGTGAAGATTTCTTCCTCCATCGCCAACCAGCTCACGGCAATCAACACCGCTCTCGCTGGCCTGAAATGGACGGACGGCGACAAGCTGACTTCCCTTGCCAACGGCTTACGCCCTCTCTCCGAGTTGGGTAAGGCCAATATGACCACCTTTATCAATCAGCTCTCCAAGCTGCCGAAGGTGATCGAGGATTTGGAAGCGGCGGACATTGATAAGTTCACACAGCAGATGACCGCTCTTGCCGCCGCCATGAAGCCTTTTGCCGATGAAATGCAGAAGGTGTCCAACGGTTTCTCGGCGTTTCCGTCCAAAATCCAAAAGCTGATTACCAGCACGGAGAAATACAACGCTTCTGCCCGTAAAGCAACCACCACGACCGGGAAGTTCACGAGCGGATTGAAAGCGTTGAATGTCGCCGCTGTTGCAATTACTTTCCGCAAAATCGGTCATTTCATCGCACAGGCGGTCACGGAGTCCAATAAGTACCAAGAAGACTTGAACCTGTTCACGGTTGCCTTGGGGCAGTATGCCGCAGAAGCTCAAAACTACGCTGAAAAGGTGTCCGATGTCATGGGTATTGACCCGGCACAGTGGCTCCGCAATCAGGGCGTTTTCAATACGCTGCTGACCGGCTTCGGTGACACGGCTGAAAGAGCGCAGCTCATGAGCCAAAATCTGACACAGCTCGGCTACGATATTTCTTCCTTCTTCAATATTTCCATTGAAGACGCTATGCAGAAGTTACAGTCCGGTATTTCCGGTGAGTTGGAACCTCTGCGGCGCTTGGGCTATGATTTGTCGCAGGCACGGTTGGAGCAGACTGCTTTGAACCTTGGTATCAAGGAAAGCGTTGCCAACATGACGCAGGCAGAAAAGGCCGAGCTGAGATACTACGCCATTATGACTCAGGTGACAACCGCTCAGGGTGATATGGCGAGAACGCTGGAAGCTCCCGCAAACCAGCTTCGTATCTTGCAGGCACAGCTTACACAGGCCACACGAGCTATCGGTAACATCTTCATTCCCGCACTGAACGCAATTCTTCCCTATGCAATCGCTGTTGTTCAGGTCATTCGAGAAATCGCCAATGCCCTTGCCAACCTTGCGGGTTTCAAGTTGACGGAGGTGGACTATTCAGGAGTGAATAGCGCTGCTGTCGGCGCTGGGTCTTTGGCTGATAATCTCGATGACGCTGCCGGTGCTGCCAAGAAGTTGAAGCAGTACACCGCAGGCTTTGACGAGCTGAATGTCTTTGCTCCCAACACGGGAAGCGGTTCCGGGGCGGGTGCTGGTGGCGCAGGCGGATTTGATTTCGATTTGCCCACCTACGATTTCCTTGGTGACGCTGTGCAGACCCGCATTGGTGAAATCAAGAAGATGATTGAGGACACTCTCGCAGAGATCACTACGATTGTTTCCGGCTTTATGCTGGCGGTAGGTGCAATTCTGGTCGTAACCGGCGTGAATATTCCGCTGGGTGTCGGCCTGATGGCGGCGGGTGCGGTCGGCCTTGCGGCTACCGTTGGGCTGAATTGGACTGCTATGAGTAGCGAACTGGCAAGTACGCTGGCTCTCATTACAGGTGTTGTCGGCGGCTTCCTGCTGGCTCTTGGCGCAATTATGGCGTTCTCCGGGGCGAACCTTCCTCTTGGTATCGCTTTGATGGCCTTGGGCGGGGCAAGCCTTGTATCTGCCGCTGTTATCAACTGGCATAACAGTGACCGACACCTCACTGACGCTTTGACCACCTTAACGGGAGTTCTGGCGGGTGCTTCTCTGGCGGTAGGCGCTATGTTGGCCTTTACCGGGGTCGCAACCGGGCTGGGTATTGCGCTGATGGCTGTTGGTGCTGTCACGCTCGTATCTGCCGCAGCTCTAAACTGGAACAGTATCCCGGACGCTCTGGCTTCTCCCTTGTCCAGAGTCGGATTGCTGGTCAGTGGAGCAACCTTGGCACTCGGCGCTATCCTCGCTTTCTCCGGGTGTATGCCCCTCGGTATTGCGCTGATGGCGATTGGTGCTACTTCTCTGGTTTCCGTAATGGCTCTCAACTGGAATGGCCTGAGCGATGAAATCCAGAATGTGATTGCCATTATTACCACGGTCGTATCTGTGGCGTTCCTCGCTATCGGTGCGGCACTGGCGTTCTCCGGGGCGAATATCCCGTTGGGTCTGGCTCTGCTAGCGGCGGGTGCGGTCACAATGGGTACGGCTATCATGCCGAACTGGAATGATCTCTCCGACAATGTTCAGCAGAAGATCAGCATGATTACCACCGTTGTCGGCGGCGCTCTCTTGGCGGTCGGCGCTATCCTTGCTCTGAGCGGAGTCGCCCTTCCTCTCGGTCTTGGCCTGATGGCGGCTGGCGCATTGAGCCTTGGCGCTGTTGCTACCCTGAATTGGGATTTTGTGGTTAATTCCATTAAGAAAGTCGTATCGGTCATCACGGGTATTCTCAGCGGCGCATTGATCGTTCTCGGTGTCCTGCTGTGCCTGAGCGGTGCGGGTGTTGGTCTTGGCCTTGCGGTACTGGCGGCGGGTCTGTCCCTGTCGTATGCGGCATGGACGCTGGACGATAACCCCATTACTCGCTTTGTACGACAGATGGCGAACTCCATCATTGGACTTGTGAACGGTGTCATTGACGCAATCAATGATATATTCCACATCCAGTTCAACGGTCTGTCTGTTATGGGTATCACGCTTATTCCGGCGTTTGATATTCGATTGGTGGATATTCCGCACATTCCGTTCTTTGAAGACGGCGGTTTCCCGAACGAAGGACAGCTTTTTATCGCCCGTGAAGCGGGTGCGGAAATGGTCGGTGCGATGGGTCGCAGAACGGCGGTTGCCAACAATGACCAGATCGTTGAAGGTATCTCCGCAGGCGTGTCCGTTGCCAATGACGGCGTGATCGCTGCCATTTACGCTCTGCTGAATGTCGTTGAGGAAAAGGATATGTCCGTTGTCATTGGCGACAATGAGATCGGTCATTCCTACGACCGCTACAAGGAGAAGCGTGGTCGGCAAGTATCTACTGGCGTGTTCGCCAATGCCTACTAAGGAGGGCTGAGGAAATGCAAAGTTTCATTACAATCAATGGTACAAAGTTTCCTCAGCCCCGCAGGGGCTTAGAGCTACTGTCTGCCACTATCGTAGACTCCGCTAGAAATGCCAACGGCGTTGTGGTAGGTCAGAAGGTCGGCAGAGATCAACAGAAGCTCAACAACCTCTTTTGGGGCTACTTGACAGCGGAACAGTGGTCTACCATGTTGCAGATTTTTGATAAGAACTTCTTTGTGACAGTCACTTATCCCGACATGGTGAACAACCGCTGGACAACCCGAAAGATGTACCCCGGCGACCGCACGGCGACCCCGTACCATCTTGACCCGAACACGGGGCTTCCTGCGGACTACATCAACTGCAAAGTCAACATCATTGACTGCGGCGAACCGTTCTAAGGAGGTGTAGCCGTGAAACAGGTAAGCAACGCTTACAAGCTGTCGATGAAATCTTTGCTCCGTGAGCAGTCCTTTGTGGAGATCACCTTCTCTCAGGTGGACACGGCAGCGGCAACAGACGGTAATTGGGTCAGCAACGGGGCGCAGAGCTATTCTGAGTTCGACACGCTGGACTACGGATATGATTATCAGGAGTCCTATGCGGCGTTGGAACTAAACCGATGGGCGCTGGACGGGAATACGGTCATCGTTCCTTCTTCCGGGACGATGTATGACGGCTTTGTTTCGAGCCACATGAGTAATGCTGAGGGCAAGTTCACCACCCCTGCGGTGCTGACCCGTGCTTTTAGCAATCCGCATACCTTCCCCGGTATCACCCTGACTTTTGACACTCGCTATCAGGAATGGCCTGACACCGTGACGGTTGATTTCTACCTGAATGGTGCGGTACTGGAAAGTCTGACCCTTCCCGTAGAGGGAACAGAGTTGGTCATCAACACGAAGGTCGCTTCTTGTGACAAGATCGTGTTGACGATGGGGAACACCCTCCCGTACCGCCGACCTCGGTTGCAACAGGTTCTCTACGGTGTGCAGAAGAAATTTGGAAATGATGACATTGTTTCCATCAAGGAGTCTCACGATGTAGACCCGCTCTCCCGCAGACTGCCGCAGGAAACCATGCAGTTTGTTCTTTTGGACTACGAACACAATTATGACCCGGATAACCCGAAAAGCATTTATGCCTATCTGGATAAGAAGTCACCGATTTCTCTCCGATACGGTTATATGCTTCCCACGGGCAAGGTCGAGTGGCTGAAAGCGGACAAGTATGTGCTGAACAGCAAACCGAAAGCTGCCAAAAATCAGGCCACCTTTACGGGTACAGGTCTGGTTGGAAGTATGACCGGAACCTTCTACAAGAGCAAGCTCGGTTCCAAAAACTTCTATGACATGGCTGAGGAAGTGCTTTTGGACGCAGACCTGACGCTGACAGCGCAGGGTACGCACCCTTGGGTGATTGACCCAACCTTGAAGCAGATGTTCACTACGGCGGCGCTCCCCATTGACTCGCACATGAACTGTCTGCAACTGATCGCTCACGCCTGCCGCTGCCGCCTGTTTACAGACGATGACAATATCATTCACATCAAGCCCTTCGGCGTGACTGTGGTTGGTATTTACAGCGGCGTATGGGCGGATAACGGTCATCTGTGGTACAGCGAGTGGGACACTGTTGACCGTGGCAATAAGGTCGGTAACACCTATGCGGCGTTGGAACTGAACCGCTGGACACTGGACGGTGGAGATCAGGTCATTGTCGAAGACACCGACCCCTCCGGTCGAGGGTTTATCAGTGAAGCGATGACTGCGGCAGATGGTACTTATACCACGAAGCCGACCTTCACCAAGACCTTTGATGTTTCTCACGATCTTCCCGTGCTGGCTCTCCGCTTTGATACCCCCTTGGACGAGTACCCCACCTCTATTCAGGTGAAGTATTATGCCGGGACGAAGCTGCTGGACACGCAGACTGTGAAGGGTATTACTTCTGCGGAGGTGTTTGTCAACAGCGAAGCGGCGATTGATTGTACCAAGATCGAGATAACGATGGACGGTGGCCTGCCGTACCGCCGTATGCGGGTGAGCAAGCTCTACTACCGTGAAACGGACTTCACGCTGGATTTTGACTCGATTGACAAGGACTCCCAATCCATCGCAAAGATCGACCAGCTTAAAGCGGTATCTGTCGCCAAGTATGCGTACACGGCGGCAAACGACACCACCAAACTTTTCGAGGGAACGACCACCGAAACTCAGCTTCATGTCGAGTTCTCTGGTCTTGCACGAGATGTTTCTATCTCTGTTTCTGGCGGTTCGTTGGTATCCTCCAACATTTACGCCAGAGCTGCGGATTTGGTGTTATCCTCCGGCACTAAAACCGTAGTCATTACCGGCAAAACTCTGTCTGAGAACTCGGTGGTCGTTTCCTATCCCGTGGCTCTCGATGGAGAAATCGACAAGGAGGAAAACCCCCTTATCACCAACGATACGATGTGCGCCGCTCTTGCCGATCAGGTGAAAAAGTATCTGCAAATGAGAAACACCTATCAGACAAAGTACCGTGGCAATCCTGAGTTGGAAGTGGGCGATGTGATTGGCTTGCAGACGCTCTATACCGATGAAATGGACGCATTGATCTTGGTGGACGAGATCACATTTAACGGCTCTCTGAGCGGAAAGTTGAAGGTGAAAGGTCTGATATGAGTATTATTGATAATCTCGTCTACGACCGCACACAGGCCGATGTAGACAGGGTTTTTACCCTGAAAAACAAAATCCTCACGGAAGGGCTTTCGAGCCTTTCCGCTGAGGAAAAGACCGAGTACATGGCTGGCATGAAGGGTGCTTACAATTACGGGGACATGAACCGTGTGGGGCAGGCGGTAGCCTATATCGCCAACCGCATGACTTCTCTCCCCGGACAGTTGGCGGCATACCGAGCGGAGAAAGGAGTCGCTGATGACCCGATCTACCAAGTTCCGTATGACCCTTCCTCGGTGGTGGTTGCGGCAAAGACGAATTGGGCGATGGGTGATACGCCCACCCAATCTCTCGTGAAAGCCTACTTGAACAACCTGACGGTTCTCCGCAAGCAGCTCACGCTTCCCTCGGACGCACCGCTGGTTCCGAGCAGTCTGGACAATCTCACTTTTTCCACGGCAAATAACATTGAATATCTCCTGTATGTCATCGACACAACGCTGACCGAGGTGGAAACCGAGCTGTATTCCAAGATCGACCGCACGGTGGACGCTTTCGCTTATGTTGGTCTGTATAACTGCGGAGAGTAAGGAGGAAATTTCATGAAAGATACTGTCATCAAGGGCAACGGTAAGTCCCGGTCTATCAAGGCTCCTACCGATATGCCTGCAACCTTCGAGGAATGGCGCACACAGCTTCTCGCCGGAACCGCTACCCTCGACATTGGTCTGAACGCCGCAGGCTGTGATGTGGTCGGCACCGCATTGACCAAGGCAAATCTGCTGTCCGACACCACCAAGTCGGCACTGGAACTGAGCGGCAGCGACCCCACGGTGAATGACGCTCTGTATGCTTTGAGCCAGAAGGGTTCTCCCGCCGAGGTGCGTGTCATCGCTGATATAGGCTCGACCGTCACCATGAGCAGGGGCGGTAAAACTCTGACCGGCAAGGTTGCTTCGACCGGCTATGCCACTCTGTACCCGACCGAGCTGGGTGACTGGACTATCGTGTTTACTTACAACGGTTCTCAGAAAACCAAGGTTTACACGCTGGAAGTCATCGGTATCGTGTATGTCTATCCCTTTGTAGTTGGCGCTACGCTGGAAGCTACCTCTTGGGATAACATCGCCGCTGTTTCTAAGTTCGGTCAGGCTCCGAACTACTGGAAGGTCGGTGACAGAAAGAATATCACCGTCAACGGCGTGACCTATGCGGCACAGATCATCGGTTTTGACCATGATACGCTGACCACCGCAGACGGTAGCCGCACTAAGGCGGGTATTACCTTCCAGTTGGTTGACTGCCTGAAAACCACCTACTCTATGAACGGCTCCAATACCAATGTGAATGGCTGGCGTGGTTCCACTATGCGTACCTCCACAATGGCAACACTGCTGAACCAGCTTTCCTCTGACCTGAAAAGCGTGTTGAAGTTCGTCAACAAAGTGACCAGCGTGGGTAACAACAGTTCCGGTCTGGAAACCACTTCTGACAAGCTGTTCCTTCTGTCCGAGATCGAAGTCTTTGGTGCTACTCAGTATTCTTACGCTGGTGAGGGTAAGCAATACGAGTATTATACCGCTTGCAACAGCACCATTAAGAAGGTCAATGGTTCTGCGAACGACTGGTGGGAGCGTTCTCCTCGTTCCGGCGGCGTCGGCACCTTCTGTAGTGTGGCCAACGGCGGCGCCGCCTCCAATGGCGGCGCCAGCGGCTCCTTTGGCGTGTCCTTCGGCTTCTGCGTTTAATCCCCAGTTTCATCAACACCAATCCCGCCCCGTCAGGGGCGGTGTAAGAAAGGAATGTTGGCGTGTCAGTCATCAAAGCTATGCGTGGCGAAAGCTCCATGCAGTTCATCGAAACCGCCAGACGGTTAGAGCTTCACGCTTTCTCCGTCTGCACCAAGGCTCCTAAAAGATACGCACCTCTGCTGACAAACCGTATCTTCGAGCTGGCTTCCACGGTTCATGAGGAAGTCCGAGCGGCGAACAACATCTACCCGCACAATCAGCATGAAGCGCAAATGCGGCGAGATCACCTGATTAACGCCAACATCGCCCTTCAAAATCTCAGCCCGAAGCTGACTTTGCTCTATGACGCTATTCTTCAAAACCCTGAAAAGTGTCCGTGGATTGACCACGCCATGAAGGAATTTGGAGAGTACATCACGGACGAAGCACAGCTTATCTCCAAGGTTCGGAAAGCTGACCACGAGAGGTATAAAGACCTCCCAGCATGAGTTTTTCATTGGGTCAAGCCCTTCGCCATTCCGTCAAAAGCGGCAAGGCGGCCATGAGAAAATATTTGAAAAAATTTCTCTAAGGGTATCTCCATTTGCACGATTTTTGTCCTTGGTATATGAGAGGTAGTTTTCACCTCTCCGCAGCAAGGTAGTTGATGCTCCGTCACGGATCGTCGCTGTCCGCTGTGAGGGAGCGCCGCATTGAATATGAGCTGTCTTATGACAGGCCAACAGGAGCGGGTGCGGCGCTCCCAACTGTCAAAAACACCTTGGGACATTTCGTCCCAAGGTCATAAGTCACAGGCCAGCACCCGGCAAGAGTGCTGGCCTGTTTGCTTTCCCAATGGACAACAGGGAGAACTATAATTTTGTTTTGCATCTGTGAAAGGAGGACGCCATGACTGAAAAGCCCGCCACGGAAGAATATGTGTACTACATCGGAAAGATCCGCTTTATCGTCACGCCTGTTTACAAGGAAACGGGAGAGCTGATGCGTGACATCCTTTTGAAGCTGATGCTGGCTGACTTGGAGCCGGTATAGCCCCATCGACATCCTTAACATGGGCGGTCAGGCGAGGTATAATATAGTCAGGATGAATGACCTCTTGCTTGACTGCCAGAGAGGAGGTTATATGAAACAGTCAAGTAAGAAACACGAACTCGGCACAGCCGCGCTCTACTGCCGACTGAGCCGTGACGATAATATGGACAGCGAGTCCAACAGCATCCAAAATCAGAGAAAGATACTTCAAAAGGCCGCCAAGGACAAAGGGTACACCGACACGGTTTTCTTTGTAGACGATGGCATCACGGGTACGACCATGAAGCGTCCCGGCTTTCAGAAAATGTTGACCGCTATCGAGGCAGGGTATATCTCGGCGGTGTTCGTCAAAGACCTGTCCAGGCTGGGGCGCAACTACATTGAGGTCGGCAAGCTGACGGAAGAATTTTTCCCGCTCCACGATATACGGCTGGTGGCCGTTTCCGACGGCGTGGACAGCGACGAGGGCGAGGACGATTTTACTCCGTTCAAAAATATTATGAACGAGTATTATGCGAAAGACATTTCCAAGAAGCGCCGGATCGTGAACAAGATGAAAGGAAATGCAGGCGTTCCGCTTTCTCCGCCGCCCTACGGTTACATCAAAAACCCGGACGATCCCCGCTTTTGGGTGGTAGAGCCGGAAGCTGCCGAGGTAGTGCGCCGGATCTACCGCATGGCGCTGGAGGGGTACGGGCTGGCAGAAACGGCAGCACAGCTTGCCGCCGATGGTGTGGTCAATCCCACCTATTACTGGCGCAGCCGTGGGACAAGCCGGGGCGGGTCAAAAAGTACCGTGGAGCCTACCAAATGGGGACACACCACCGTCAAGAAGATCCTCACCTTGCAGGAATACTGCGGCGATGTCATTAACTTCAAAAGCTACTCCAAGTCCTACAAGATGAAAAAGCGGATCGAAAACCCGGAGGAAAACCGGGCGATCTTCCTCAATGTCCATGAGGCTATCATTGACCGCCAGACTTGGGAAAAGGTGCAGGCGCTCCAAAAAGGGACGCGCCGCAAAAAGCCCACGGTCACGCAGGAGCCCAGCGTATTCTCTGGCCTGCTGAAATGCCCGGAGTGCGGCGGCAACCTCAATTTCCACTTCAACCAGAACAACCACGACATCAAGTTTTTCAGTTGCCAAAATCACAACTCCGGCTATCGCAAGTGCAGCAAGACGCACTATATCCGGCTGGACTTCTTAGAGCAAGTCGTTTTGTACGAGGTCAAGCGGCTGGCCTGCTTTGCCAGCGAATACGAAAATGACTTTATCAAGGCCATGATCGGACGCTCAGCAAAGGTTGCGGAAAATACCGCGCTCCGCAAGCAGCGGGAGCTGGACGCTCTGACCGCCCGTGACCGGGAGCTGGATATGCTCTTTGAACGGCTCTATGAGGACAATGTAGCGGGAAAGATCGACGATGCCCGGTTTGCCAAAATGTCCAAACGCTACGAACAGGAGCAGGGTGAGAACGCAAAGAAAATCAAGGCTCTGCGGCTGGAACTGAAAAAGGACGAGAGCAAGCGCATGGACATTGACGATTTTCTTGAAACGGTACGGCGGTACACGGATGTGGCCACCATTACAAAGCGCATGGTCGCAGAACTGATCGACCACATTGAGGTGTACCACGCTGAAAAGCAGGACGGCATTACCAACCAGCGCGTCGTTATTCACTATAACTGCATCGGTGCCTTTGATGTGCCGGATCGCCGGAAGATCCCGGAGGCCGACATTATCATGGAAACGAGAAAAGGCGTAGCACTCAGCTACGCCCCAGAACAGGTTGCGGTATAGGAGGTACGACACGATGAAAGCCTATTTCTATTGCCGCGTCGCTCACGATGATAGCTTTTCTTTGGAACGGCAGGCCGAGGAGCTTCGCCGCTATGCGGAACAAGCCGGGTACACCATCGTTGGTGCTGCTGCCGAGCATGGCTCTGGAATGACCCTTGACCGTCCGGCTCTGCAAGAGGTGATGGAGGACGTCCTTGCCGGAAAGGTGGATGTGGTGCTGATAAGCAGCCTTGACCGTATAGGGCGGGACTGGGGCATGACAAAGCAGTACATCGATCTGCTGACCGAACATAAGGTCAAGCTGCTGTGCCTGCGGGAACGGGTGAGCATCGACAGCTCCAACTTTTCACCATTTTCTACATAA